ATATTCGCAAGAGAGAGAATCTTAACCCAATCGAAGGTGGCGATTCTTACATCCAACCACTTAACTTCATCGACAGCAACTTGGCAAATGAGGTACAAGGTATTGGTGAAGGACGGGCGTGGTTGCATGATTCAGTAAAAAGGTCGGTAGGAATAATTAGAAACGCTTACGCAAGAAAAGCCGATAAGATGACTGATGAAGAATGGCAAGAGTTTTTAATTACAACTGACCACCAGTTACGAGATAAAATAATAGAAATAATAGATGCATCTTGCAAAGATTCAAACATTGATTCCCAAGACGTTGCAAAAGTGTTGCTTGAAACTTGTAGTTCTGCAATACAAAACTCTGCATCTAAAAAACGTAGTGTAGAAAATTGCAATTCATGGGCTAATAGTTTTGTGGATGAAGCAAGTTTGGACATTGTTATTAAACGGAGCAAAGAAAATGAATAGCACAGATAAAAAAACAATAGAGCGAGAGGTAAGGATTTGTAATGACTTACATCTTGCACATACTCGAAGTGAAGATGGTACTGAATCAGATAAACCAAAGATTGTTGGGTACGCTTCAGTTTTTGATTCTATGTCTGAAAACCTTGGTGGGTTCAAGGAGTTAATACAGCGTGGGGCGTTTGCAGAATCACTTGCAAACAATGACGAAGTACATGCCTTGTTTAACCATGACGATAACAAAATACTAGGTAGGCGAGGTGCAGGCACTTTGAACTTGTGGGAAGATGACCATGGTTTAAGAGTTGAGATAGACCCGCCAAACACAACTGATGGCAAAGATGTAGTTGAATTGTTGCGAAGGGGAGATTTAGTTTCGATGTCTTTTGGCTTTTACAATGTCAAAGACGACTGGGAAACTAGAGATGGCGAAGACATTAGGACAATTAAAGAAGCAAAACTTTTTGATGTATCGGTTGTAACTAATCCAGCATACCAAGCCACTGAAGTTAGTGTACGCTCTCACAAAGAATATGTAGCAAGTAAAGAAATTGGAAATACAGACTTCGATGCTGTTGGCGAAGTTATAGATTTGAACCTAAGACTCCGTTTAGCAGAGGAAGATTGATGTCCTACAAAACAAAGATAAAGTTACTTGAGTTTGGAACCATAATTTTAACTATTAGTTGTACTTCAGCAATAGTTTTCTTAGCCTGTAAGTGGAGTCATTGAATGTTATATTGGAACAGAATCATAGTAATTTGCTCCCCGCCAATCACCGCGGTGTGTTTGTTATTTTAGTATAGTTACTATAACTATTAAGCCCGTTGGCTTTTATTTTGCTTGCCGTAGCAAGAATCGTTGAAAAGAAAAATTAGAAACAAGGAAAGACAGATGAGTAAGTCACAAGATTTAAGAGAGCAACGGTGTAAGTTAATCGCTGATGCTCGACAAGTAATGGATAGTGCGGATACACTTGATGCAGAACAAAGGTCGCAAGTTGATACTATGCTCAATGATGCCGATACTTTGAAGCAAGACATCGACAGGGTAGAAGCAATCGAAACTGAAGAAAGAAAACTAAAAGAATCAACAGGCAAAGTTGCAGACCTAGCGGTTGCTCAAGCCGAAGAACAGAACGAAGATTCAGGTCTTGCCTACAGAAATGCGTTTATGAAATATATCCGCAAAGGCAAATCTAGTTTGTATGGTGAAGAAGTGCGTGCTTTGCAAGAAGGTGTAGCAAGTGAAGGTGGTTATCTCGCACCACTCGTAGCAACAGACCAAGCATCATTACAAGACATGATAATTGAAACAATGGATGATGCTATGGGTTTTACACCGTTGGCAACCGTTGTAAATGTTTCAGGAGATATTACAATTCCAACTGAAACAACTTTGGGTGCTGCCGCTTGGACTTTAGAAGAAGGTGCATATAATGACAGCGATGCCGCGTTTGGTCAAATTACTTTGACTCCATACAAAGCAACTACAATCGTTAAAGTTTCCGAGGAACTTTTGGCGGACTCGGTAGTTAATCTCGAAGGTTACTTGGCACAAAACTTTGGTCGTAGATTTGCCGGACTTTTAGAAACCGCTTTTGTAAATGGTAGTGGTTCTTCACAACCAACTGGTATTACCGATGGTGCCGCGGCTGGCGTTACTGCCGCTTCCGCAACTGCCGTTACCTTTGATGAAATGTATTCACTCTTTTACTCGTTGAAAGAATCTTACCGTAGAAATGGGACATGGCTTTGTAACACAACCACACTTGCTGAGTTGCGTAGTCTTAAGAACACAAGTGGAACGAATAGTTATATCTGGGAAGCATCACCTATTGCAGGACAACCAGATACTATACTTGGTCGTCCAGTTGTTGTAAGTGACGACTGTGAAGATACTGCGACTGGTGAAAAGCCAATTCTGTTTGGTGATATGTCTTACTACTATATCGCCATGCGGCAAGGTTTCCAACTACAAAGGTTGGACGAACTTTATGCTGCTAATGGTCAAGTTGGACTGAAGGCATGTATGAGAGCCGATGGCGAACTGACAATGAGCGAGGCAGTTAAAGTTATTACAATGGCATAGACCATTAAGATAAACGGCTACGTGGGGAGAGGGTTAGACAAATTGCCCTCTCCCCAAACGTAACAGGAGAATAATATGAAGTATGAAGTATTAAAGAACGGCATGGGTAAAGACGGTCGCTCTTTTTCTGTTGGTGTAGTGGTTGAACTTGATAAAGAATATGCCGAGCATCTAGTGAACAAAGGTGTGGTTCGACCCGTAAACTTTGAAAAACCAAAAAAGAGCCGGGCAGTTAACAAACCTCAAGACCTTGAGCAAGCAACGGGATGAGTTATACAAGTTTTGCAGTTACAACTGCCCCTGCATCTGAACCAATTACAACGGCAGAAGCCAAGTCGCAACTGCGTATAGATTCAAGTGATGAAGATACGCTGGTGGACAACTACATTACTGTTGCTCGTCAAACTTTAGAAACACTAATGCGTAGGGCATTCGTAACTCAAACTATAACTTTGAAGTACGATAGTTTTCCTTCACGAATAAGGTTGCCACGACCGCCTTCCACGTCTGTTACAAGTATTACTTATGTAGATACAGACGGTGCAACTCAAACGTGGGATAGTGCAAACTATGTTCTTGACTCTCAAGTTGAACCCGCAAGCATTCAACCTGCTTACGATGTAGACTATCCAAACACAAGAACACAACCAAACGCGGTCACCGTCACTTACGTTGCTGGATATGGGAGTGCTTCAGATGTTCCCGAATCTATAAAACTCGCGGTGCGACTTTTGGTGGGGACATACTACGAGAACAGAGAGGCAACTTCAGCACAAAAAGTAACGGAGTTGCCACTTGGTGTTCAAATGTTGGTTGCCTTAAATGAAATGCCAGAGGTATTTTAGTGCGAGCAGGTGAATTAAAACAGAGAGTATCTATTCAATCTCAAAGTACAACTTTGGATGGGTATGGTGAACCCGCAAATACTTGGACAACCGATTCGACAGTTTGGGCTTCAATCGTTCCACTAAGTGGAACTGAGCAACAAGTTGCAGACGGAATAACAGGCATAATTACTCACCGAGTTGTGATGAGATACAACACAGATGCTTCCCCACAGAAAAGATTATTATTTGGTTCAAAGGTTTTAGGAATTGAGTCAGTTATAAATACAAATGAAGCAGACAAGGAACTGGAATTACTTTGTAGGGAAGAAATAAACTAATGGTAGAAATACGGAATACAGAACTTCGCGTTATGGGTACCTTTGGTGGGATGGAGTTTACTGTTGGCTCAAGAAGTATGCAGACAGTTTCTATGGGTACAGGTGGCATTGTTGGCTTGAAGGCGTTGGATGATATGTTAGAAAGAATGCCCAAGAAGATTCAGCAAGCGATTATGAGAAGGGCAATGCAACAGGGACTAAAACCTTTTTACCAAGAAGCAAAAAGACTTGCACCAGTACAATGGCAAAGGTACGAGATATGGAATGAGAATGGCGGGTTTATGAGTGATGTCTTTAACCAAATAACTCGTAGACGTAGAGGTAGACTGAAGAAGTCAGTTGCTCGAAGAACAAAAAGTAACAAGTGGGCTAACACATTTTCTGGTAACCTATATTCAAACATCAAAAAGTTTAGGACATTTTATTCCCACTTGACTGAATGGGGAACTCAAGGTCATTTCATAAACAATTACTTTGGGCATAAAGGTCATAAAAAATGGGTCAAAGGGCAAAAGGCACAGAAGTGGATGACTAGAGCGTGGAAGAAAAAATGGAAAACATCAATGAGAAACTTCAGGAGAGTTATTAAGGCAGAAACAAAAAGACAGTTTAGGATTTATTTATTGCAACTAAAAAGTGAAGAAAGACGAGGCATGGTTTCGAGTATTTAGATGGCAGACGAAATAGAAAAAGCAATTAGAAGTGTACTTGTTGCGGATACAGATGTAAATGATTTGGTGTCTGGTCGCATCTATCCTTACATGAGGCAACAAGGGCAGGACTTTCCTGCAATAGTTTACACTTTAGATTCAACCGAACCCGCACATGGTTTGGGTGGCTCGTTAAGTTTGACAAGGGTTAACTTAGCAATCGAGCAATGGGCAGAAACTTACAATGAAGCAAAGCAACTTGCAGAAAAAGTTAAAGATGCCTTGGACAACTATT